ATGAGCTTAATAGACCGCATTTTTAACCCATCACGCTTTCGCGAAAGAGTTGTAAAAAGCCTGAGCGATGACCAGGTAAGACTGGAATATGTAAACCGTCACCAAGCGCGTGCTGGTGGTGCACCTAAAACATTGAGCACCCAGATTAAAGGCAATGCCTTGCTGTTTACACCGAAGACAATAAGCGACTGGAACAGCGCCTTGCAAACTGCCACCGACCCCGACACGCCCAACTTGCAGTACCTTGCCGAGCTGTACAACAACCTGCTGCTAGACAGTCACACGCGCGCGGTGATGGAGACCCGTGTGATGCGTGTTACACGGTCTAAAATAAAGGTAGTCGATGCCAATGGCAACGAGAACGAAGATCTGACCAAGCTCTTACAACGCCCTTGGTTTGCCGACTTTTGTAAGGCGGTCGTGATGCACCAATTTACAGGTGTCAAGGTGCTAGAGCTGGCAGAACTGGACGAGGCGCTCGAGCTTAAAAAAATAGTAGACATTCCCATGGCGCATTTAATTCCTAAAAAGGGAATGATTGCCCGGGAGCTGGGAGACACCACAGGGTTTGACTACCGCAAAGGCGGCATTGCTAGATATTACCTGCAAATAGGTGAGGACAACGAGATAGGCGAATTGAGCAATCTCGCACCATTGATACTTGCCAAAAAGTTGAGCATGGGTAGCTGGTTGAATTATGTTGAGAAATATGGCGTTGACCCGCGTGTAGCGTACACCAACAACTACACCAAAGAGCGTGAGGACTTGCTCTATGATGCACTCATCAATCTCAAGTCACACGACGTGATGGTGCTGCGTGAAGGCGAGCGTGTAGAAGCGCTGGAAAGCACCGACCGCGATGCTTACCAAATTTACAAGGAGCTTATCGCTATCATTAACGACGAGTTGAGCAAGGCGATTCTAGGCCAAGCCGGAACGGTAGATGCCAAAGAAAAGACAGGCACCTTTGGCAGCATGAGTGTCATGCAAGAAGTGAGTGAAGACCGGCACGAAACCGACCGCATGCTTGTGCAGCATGTGATTAACAAGCAGCTGTTCCCGCAACTGGCATTAATAAGTAGTGCCTACAGCGCATTTGCGACCCACTCGGTGGTGTGGGACGACAGCGAGGAGTTGTCGCCTAACCAAGTGGGCACCCTTGCCGTGCAGCTCGCACAAGCAGGTTTTGAACTCGACACCGACGAGTTGAGCGAACGCCTGGGCATTACCATTACCGGTTACCGCAGTGCGATGCCTGGCGTGGTGCCGGGAAAGAATAGCCCCAATGCCATCGCGGCAGAAATTGCCGCCTACTATGAGGCGCAAGGCATTGGGAGTAGCGCTACAGAACCACAGGCAGCAGACCTTAAGAAATGGCGCGCGGTGGTGCTTGCCATCGCTAGACAGCTGTATGATGGAACCATTAAAGCCAGCGATTTAAACGAGGACTTGATCATGCTTATTTATGCCGAGCTAGACGGTGCAGCTCTTGATGGTCTGGGTGATGATTATGACCTCGAGGACGAAGACGTGCCCGATGATAAGAAGGCAACCGCCAGACGTGTGCGTAACAACGTGTACCGCTTCTCTGCTGCCAAAACATACGCCCAACAAGTAGAGCTCACCGCGAGGTTGCTCGATGAGAACGGCCAGTTGCGCTCGTGGGCAGAATTTAAAAAAGAAGCCGAGAAGGTGAATGAAACCTTTAACCGCAATTACCTGCAGGCAGAATTTCAAACTGCCCGACGTAGCGCGCAAGCCATCAGACAATGGGAGAGCTTTCAAGAAAATGCCGATCTCTTTCCGAATTTGGAATATAGAACCGTGGGCGACTCGCGCGTGCGTGATGATCATGATGCCCTGGAAGGAACGGTGAAACCCCTGAATGATGCCTTTTGGGATAAGTGGTACCCGCCTAATGGTTTCCGTTGCCGGTGCAGTGTGCGGCAAACAGATAAGGCCGTTACTGGTGGCACCGTGACCATTAACCCCGACAAAGGCTTTAGCCAGCATGTGGGTAAAACATTGAAGCCCTTTGACGATGCACACCCGGTGTTTGTCAACTTACCCAGAGAGGTAAGCGACGACATAGACGATAAATGGAACAAGCTTAATGAAGAATGATGCTCCCAATTTTAAAAAGATTGCAAACGGCATTCTTGCTGACTTACCTCGCTATGCCAGTGTCACGGCGCTCAACTTCTTTCAAGAAAGCTTTGTCAAGCAAGGATGGGACGATGGGACCTTTACTGCATGGCCAGCTCGTAAGGGTGGAACAGATAGCGGGCGTGCCGTGCTTACCGACACCAGCTATTTACAGAATGAGCTGCGCATTGCGCAAGCAGCAAAACGAGTCGTGCGCATTGTTAACGACGCCCCCTATGCAAGTATTCACAATAACGGAGGGACGGTCACCATCCCTATCACCGATAAGATGCGCAAGTATTTCTGGGCGAAATTTAAGGAGACAGGCGAGAACCGATACAAAGCGATGGCGCTGACAAAGAAACGCGCCTTTACCTTTGTGATGCCCCAAAGGCAATTTATGGGGAATAGCCGCACGCTGTTAACGCAGCTAGATAAATGGCTTTTAAACGAGCTTCAAAGACGATTTAAACGAGGATAAAACAATGGCAGACATACAATCATTTGACGAGCTTTATAACGACTTGTGCCAGCACATGGCGACACAGCTACCCCATATCAATCACCAGGACCTGTACCACGAGCAAGTCAACTTTTTAGATACAGAACACCCTTGGGAAGCACCCGCCTTGTTTTACGACTTTAGAGGCGTGCCTACCGGTGATCTGGGCGAGCTTGCCCAAGAGCTGGATTTGCAAGTCGATGTGTATTTGTTTTACGAAACATTCCTGGACACGGCTTACCAATCGCACAACAGCCAGCAAGCGATTGACTACCTGAAGGACTTGACCACCATAAACGCCGCCTTACACGGTTATAGCAGTGCGGCTGTGGACAACATGCGCAGGGTGGCCTTTGGGCGGGTAAATACAGGTGGTGCGGGTAACCTTTACCGTGTAACCTTTACAGCACACACACGCGACCACAGCGCGGTAAAAGGCTATAATGGCGAGACGCCTGGTGAGCTTGCTATTAGTGATTTTATGATCTAGCTACTCGTAGCCATTGCGGTAAAAGACGATGTGTTCTATGGTAATGGCAGAGAGCCAGTACTGGCGGGCGAGTGTTTGTAGGACCCACTCGCGGGTGTATTTGCGCACGCCATGCTCGCGGCGGCTCTCAAGGTCGGCAAATCGTTTGCGTATCTCCTCGCTGCGCATCTTCTTACGCTGGCTGCTACTAAGCTGGTGGTACTCCATAAAAAAAGCGTGTTAACAAATGTAACACGCTTTTTAACAAATCGCTAGTCCAGACCTAGCGCGGTTTTTAACAGGTTATTCAACTAGTCCAAGCGTTGCTGGTTGCGATTGTTGTTGTTATAGCCGTAACTACCATTGAGCTTGCGCAGCTCGTTAATGGTGATCTCTTGATACTTGATGATTTCGTTGATGCGCAACATCCATGCGCCGAGCAAGCGCATTGCAAAAATGAAAGCTACTAAAAAAACGAGTGCTCCAAATAGGTAAGCCATAATGAAAAAATTAAAGTTTAAGTTATTGTTTTAAAGGGTTAATGTACACAGCTACCTGCTCTTTAGTGGGTAGCATTTCTTTGAGCATTTCGAGTGCTACCGCGTTTTGGTGCGGGTCGTGGCAGTCGGGGTCTTGTTGTTGTATAAGGCCTATAAGCACGTGCATGCGTGTCACCACATCTTCGCTAGGGTCATGCGGGGCAAAGTTACTCTTTGTAACGATGTTGCCCTCTTTGTCTAGTACCATGCTCATAGCGCTAGTGTTGTTTGGTTATGTACACCCTGACGTGATTTTATTAGGTCTAAGCCTAGGTCGTTAACAAACCACGTAGTAGGCTTGCCGAATAGGCAAAGCTTTACAGCGTTCTCGCTCACGGCGTTTATTTGCTTTGCGATTTTTGAGTTGTTACTGGCTATTTTATAAGCTGCTCGCAAGTCGGTAAGCGCGTACAATGTACAACCTTTTATAAAAACACGGCTCACTTTAACGCCATTTTCCATGACAAAGCTGTACGGAACATCTCGTGCATCGAGCACCTCGCTGTCGTTAAGCTGCGATTTAAGTAGGCGCACATTGTTTTTAGATTGCAATGCTTTGTCTATGCGCTGGTGAAACACCTCACGGTACACGTTAAAGACTTCTTTTACCTTGCGGGCAATTAAGTATTCCATAACATTTAATGAAATAAACACGTTTGACCTAACACCATTTTTTAAGTCTTTTATTTTTAGAACCTTGCCATTTTGGAAAGCTTGATATTCTTCTCCTTCCATAAATTCTCTTTGCAAAATTCTCATTGCATCTTTTTTCTGTGAGTACGCTAAAGGCCAAACATCGTCCAGATTTATAGGAAAGTCCGCACTAGTGTTTTGTTTTAAGGCAAAAACAGTTAAAAAATAGTTGCGCACTTCTTCAGATGTGGCGCTTTTAGATAATTGCTGGTTTAGAGTCGCAGCTTGACTATAATTTACCTTTGACATATCGGTATAATTAAACGCACGTAGCCTTACGTTAGGTGTGTCAAACAGTCTAAGACTGGATTTTCCTGCTTTCGCTTTGAATGCTCAAAAATATGAACAACCGGAACACCGTAGTAAGGCTACGCTATAATTAAAAATAAAGTTCTAAGATTTCTCTCAGACTGTTTGACATGGCAAATATACAAACTTTTTGAGATGTGCAAATTTTATTTTTAAAAACAGCAAGTTTTTTTTGTTGCCTTACAGTAATTTAGCGTGATTTTTAACTAGGTAGTCGCCTATCTCTCGCATGGAGTGGGCGATTTCTGTTACTGATAGGTGTGAGGTTTCGTATAGCTCTATGGCTTTTTGGGTGTTGTTAAAATCACCCTGTTGCCATTGCACGACAATCATGTTAGTTGTGTCTGTGATGATGTGATAGCCTTTTGTCTCGCTGGGCTTCACGATAAATCTATTGTTGCTCATAATGTCTTTTGTGCTATTAAAAATAGTAATAATAGTGTCTTCATAAAACTTGCGCTTTGGGCTGTTGCTATAAGAGGTAGCATCTTTAAAGCCTAGCATTTTAGCGATGTCGGCATTAGTAATACCTAGTGCATCGCGCACGTCTTTTATTTTAATCGCCATATCACCCATTTTTGAAATTCTTTGAAAGGTTTATATTTGCATCCCATAGTTAACGTTTAGATGTTTCCTATTGTTTGAAAAAAATAGCCCCATGTTGTCGCATGGGGCTATTTGATTTTAATAAGCAGCGATAACATTAAGAATGTGCGCATCTTTGTAATCATCTAAATCTTCTTGATCCACCATATAGTACTTGTAGTCAACAAAATCAAAATCATTTGGATAATTTGGGTCAAAAACTTCGTTACCTGCAGCATTTAATACGATGCCATCTTCTTGTGGGTAAAAGTCATCGTCTTCTAGTGTTTGCACTTTGTTGTAAAGGTCCTCAAGTGAATCTACAGTGTCAAGGACTTGTACACCTTTGTTACCGATAGTTTGGTAAGCTCTTACGTTTTCTTTGGTTTGTTTGATTAAAAATTTCATAATTTAAGATTAAAATGTTATTACTTATTGTTTGATGAGACAAATATACGTCATTACTTAGTTTGCTACCAAATAAAACCACGTAATTACGTGGTTTTATTTTAAACTTTAACATTTAAGACGGTTTTACTGGTGTTTCAAGCCCATAAAAAAACCATTTTGTTGACGTCAACAAAATGGTTTATGGTCTAAGAGCTTTACAGCTGGTGGCGTTTTGTGAACCACCTCCTGATCACATAGCCACGGGCGATGCTTATGGCGGTGTAGAAGATGGTAACAGCGAGGTTCTGACCACCGCTAGAGTTAATACCTACCAGCGGGAACACCGCAAAGGTGGCAGCTAGTGAAATGGAGAAACCCACAGCTGTGTTTGTGAGCGATTCTATAAATGATTGTTTTTTTGTTTGCATGATTTTAGGGATGTGATTGTTTTTATGTTAATTATAAATACATGGTGTCCACCCGATGATGATGCTGGGCTTGTCTTCGTCTACAAAGGACTTGAACCAGTCCTTAAAGACTTCCGGTGTGAGGCCGTCGTTTATTGCCACCAGTTCTAGCGGGTAAGGCTTGTCATTAATTAGCAGTGTGTCCTCTTTCAGCTTGCTAAAGGTAATGGGCAGATACCACAGCTGTTGTGCGTCGCCTGTTTGTGCCTGGTACTGTTTTGAAACATAGGGCTGATCAGACCAAAGCGATAGCTTATAGATAGAACCTGGCGCGGCATGCGCAGCATTAATGCGCTGCGACCAGTAGTCGTAGCTGGCTCTTATCGTGTGTGTTTTTGACCCACTTACTATTTTATTTTCAAATAATGTAGGCTCACCGGCAAAGCCACTAGCCTTAGCATAATAGCTCATAAATGGTATGTTGACTATTTTGGTTTTGTTTTTCATTTTTTTGCTTCATTTTTATGTAATAATGTGAGTTTATTACAGATTTGTGTAATAATTAAAATTTAACAAGATGCGTATATATACGAGTTACATAGCAAGTTGGCTTAAAATTCAAACCTTTCTCGAGAACTAGGAGCTGGACCAAAATAGATCACCACTTTCAAGAACTTGTATTGCCAACCTGCAAGTAACAATGCATAACAACAATAACTACTTATCGTTTTCTTTTAAATATTTTTCTACAACTTTTTCAGGGTTGTCTACAAGCTCAAATATATCTTCAATATTATCTGGCATCCATTCTAAAAAATCTACAATTATTTCTTTCATTTTTACTTATTTAGTTATTAATATTCCGTTACTGTTGTTATGCTTTTCCGTTATGCAAGATCTAACGACAATTGGACAATTGGGTTTTTATTCATGTTTAAATGTTGTTTAAAGGGTGTTTAACTATTCATCTGTCCAGCGTTGCTGGTTTAAAAAGGTGTCGGGATAGGCTTTTGCGGTGCCGTTGATCTTTAGCTTGTAGTTGTAGCGCTTGATGTAGCGCAAGGCTGCAATCTTGTCCACCTCTTTCATTTTGTCCCAAATGGCCTTGGTTACTTTGCGCTTTTCTTTTTTATCGTATGCATCCCAAAAGGTATTGAAAGAAAGATCTGGCGCGCCATAGGTAAGAGTAAAGTTCTTGTGCTTTGAATACACCTCTTTAAGACGCTGCTCATTATAAGGAAAGTGATTCTCGGTAAACAGCCACTTGATCTGTCCTTCAGTTAGTGCGCCTTCTAAGAATTCAAAGCTGGTTAAATTACCTGCAAGGTCATAAGTAAACTTCCAGGTAATGTGCGCATGTGGTGCTGTTATGGTGTACGTCTTGCCTGCCATTACATTCGGTTAAAAGGTGATTCTAGTTCTTTTTTAATGGCTCTTATCTTTTCTGCATACACTACCTCTCCTAGTTCTGCCCTGCAAGCTGCAACACTTTGAAACCCCTCTCTATTTGCAAGTATTTCTCCTGGAGATTTTCCTTGTGCGTCAGTAGCTTTTGGTTTTCCAACCGCTTTAAAGCGTGGTTGTGGTTCTGGCAGTTGAAAGAAGTCTGGCGCAGCGCTGGCATTTGCTTGTTTGTGCGCTTGCAATAGTGTTTTTGCACCATTAATTACTGTGTCGCTTAGGCCTTTAACCGCATTGGCGGTAGACACTTCTATTTTGCCTTCTTTTAACTGGTTAATCGTGTCAAATAACACGCTGTTGAGATCATTAAGATTGTTCATTTTTTATTTGTTTTTTGAGTTTATTAAAAAGTTTTACTGCAGTTTTAAGCGATTCTGGCCGCTGGTGAATTTCTTTTACAATACGCGCTTGTGCTTCGGCCCTGGTGATCAGCTCGAGGTTGTTGCAGTCGGGCCCGCTGTTTAATGAGTTGCCGTCTTTGTGCCACACCACATGACCAGCAGGCGGTTTACCGTGTTTAAGCTTCCACCAGTAAGGTGCGGCCGGTATAAATTTTCCTTTGATTTTAATATACAAGCGGCCTTTCCATGCTTTTAAGCTGCCATTAGGCGATACAAATGCTTCCCACCTCTTTATGTTGGCCTTGCGATAAACACCTTTTTTTATATAGCCATTGCGTATGCGTTTAAATCCTTCTGGTGTTCTGGTAAGGCCTAGCAGGACAAGCTTCTTTTCTATTTGTTTTGGTTTGAACTTGCGGCCAAACTTGGCGGTCAAGTGATCTGCCATGGCTTGATTGCCTATGTAGTCATAATGATCTATCAGGCATTGCTCTTCATCTTCAGTCCACTGCTGTATGTTAAAGCGTTTAAAACCGTGCTGGTACATTGCCGTTCTGAAAGTCGTGAAACCCACACGTTGGTCTGGCACTAAAAGTTCGTAAATCTTCTCATTAGAATAATGGTGGTAATACAAATGCAACCAATTTATTTGTTCCTGTGTTAAATCATATGCCATGTTATGCCATTTTTTCGTTAAGTTGATTTGCTATAATGTGCGCGACATTGCCTTCATAAGCCTCTAGTTGCATCATGTGGTGGCGCAGGTACTTTTCTAGTGCCCAGGCTTCATGCAGAGACATGTTCATGCCATATTCTTTCTGCTTGTGGTCTTTTGAAAGCATGTTGTCTGCTTGTTGTTGTAGCTTTCGCGAAAGCGGATATAAAATAGACACATACACACGCATTTGCAGCGGTGCGCTTACCGGTACAAACAATTTGACAGGATCGACGATGTTTGATAGCGTGATGTAAGCAGATGGGCGGGCTTTTATTTTAATTTTCATAGTGAAGATTTGCGGTGATATAAATGATTTCTAACGGCACTAAATCGGTGCGTTTGATGTTTGTATCGCTTGCGATTTCTTTAATGCGCAGGGAGATGTTGCTGACTTCCCAAGCGATCATGTGTTCCTGTTGATGAGATAGATTATAAGCATCTCGCAACATATAGTGCATCAATGCGCGGCGTTGTTGCTTTAGTGATTTTATGTGCTCGCGATAAGTCATCTCTTTATGATGAATAAGTAAACCATTTCGTATATGAAGAAAGGAAGGCCTATCAATAAGAAAAAACAAGCTGCAAAAATGCGCTTATACAATGGGTCTTGGTATTCACAGTCAACTGATTTTTGATAGGACCAGATGACATGTGCAAAACAGGCATTGACACCAAAATAGATCAGTGATAAAATAATAATAGCTAGATTCATGATAATTTAATTTTAACAGTTAGTTTCTGGTTGAGTTAATAAGGTGTTGCAAGCGGTGCAATAATGCGCTGTAGTCTCGCAGCATAACACCGAATTTATGACTTTGATAATGCGATTTTCTGCTGGGTGTGTACATTCTATCATTTGCCAAACTTTTTGACAGTCATAGATTCTAGCGCATTTATAATGGTCGTCACCTCATGAGCGGTCATTTTGCGCAGTGGTTTGCGCACAGGTGCTCTATCACTTCGCAACCAGTTACCAAATCGCTCGAGGTCGGCAGTGCGGTTATATTTAGGGTGTGGTAAGCTCCATCCCATTGTAATAAGTGTTGCTAGTACTTTCATGTGCTGCTGCTTGGACTTGTCAAAAGATGCGTACTTCATGGCATCACTTTTAAAGCTGTTGTGATGCTGTGGCACACCTAGACGTTGTAGAATAGTATTTGCCTGTGCAAAGGAAAGATCGTTTGTGCTGGTTTTACTGTTATCATCGCAAGCCCATTGCACTAGCTCTTCTTTAATGTCTCTAGTGGGCGCGTTAATGTGAATCAGCTGTTTTTGTTTGGGAGTTGCGTTCATGATAGCTCATTTAGTAATTCGTTAAGCAGCTCGCTTGCCTGTTCACAACGTTGTTCCCATTGCTCTCTTTTAAGCTGTGATGACGCGTTGCCATAACCGTTAAGTGTAGCTTTTGCATTTGTTTTGCAGCGTTTAATATACTGCTCAAAAGCAGCGATTATGATCTCTGTTTTATCTTCAGTGTCTATAATTTCTCTGATAGTTGCACTCATTGTTATGCGTTTTTTAAGTTAATGCTGTAAGGTATTTTCATTATATGTTTAACCTTATTACAGTCAAACTTGTGTGTTACCACTCTGTCAGCATAAATTTTTACGCCCGAAACACCTAAGCATTCCTGACACACTTTAGTTACATAATCAAACTCGGGATTCTTCCAAGTGGAAACTGGCGCTACAGCTGTCTCTACTATTTCTTTGCAGTGAGGGCAAAACATTTCAATTACTGCTTTACCTTTTACCTTTCTATCAGCTATAAAATCTTTAATTTCTTGCTTATACTTTAATTGTTGCTTAATGTTCATCTTGTTGTAGTTAAGTAGTTGTGTATAAATTCCTATCGCCAGCCCTTCCCTATGAGAAGGGCGTTTGATAGTATATGATGACTATTCATCTTTTGTGAGCCTTGAAGATCTGGTAACGCGATCATGTTTCCATTTCCATCCGTGCGAGCGTAGTTCTTGCTCCCTTTTGCGCTGTGTTTCAATGCAGGCTTTGGCTTTTTTAAGCAAATATTCTGGATTGTTCGCCATCGCAATACGATGTGGAAACTCTGGCGGCTCTATCTCGTCAATTTTCTTGTGCCTGTTGTCGCTCATGGTGCAAGTGTGTATTAAAAGTTCCAGCTTCAATGTTGCTTAGTTCTACTGTTGCTATCCAGCGGCCTTCCATGTCTTTTATGACAGATTTACCATTCACATGGTAGGTGTCGTCGTTGATTCTCTTGATGGTTACAGACATGGCTACAAGCTTGAAAAGTTAAGCGATAGCGATTCCCACTTACCATCTGCACCTACTACTTTAAACTCGTAGCCATAGCCTTTTAGGTGGTTTGAGAATGACTCACGAATTAGTTTAAGACCTTCTATCCATCGAGGGTCGGTAAACTTGTCCTCATGTTTCAACAAGTTCATGACCTCGCTATATTCTAGGTCATTATTTTCATTTCGAGCGATTAGCGATATAAGAATCTCATAAAGCTTTTGGTCTCTTTTTTTTACCGTGTCGCCTAGAAAGTCTTTAATCAGCTCCATAGCCTTTTCGCTGCGCTCATCCCAGCAAGGCTCGGTATCACGACGTCTGGTAACTCGTAAGTCACCCGCCTGTGTAGTGATAGAAAAGCCACCCTTGCTATTGCTGCGCAATTTGCCATATTCAGCAAGTTTTAACGCCTGTGTTTCCATACGCTCGTGGCACAGCTGCTTTAATTCTTTAAGCTTTTCATGTGCTGCGACCACCTCGGTCATGATTGCTTTAATGGTGGTGTCTCGGCCAGCTATGTAAGCCTGCTCTTCACGTTTTGCTGCGGCAGCTCTTGCCGCTTTACGCGCTTTTAATTCGCGTTCTAATTGCTCATCTGTTAATTCAATTGTATTCATCGTTTAAAAAGGGTTAAGGGTTTAAAAAAATTTTCTTTATTGCAGTAATAGATCAAACTTCTATCGTTGTCATACCTCATTTCTGGCACTTCCCAGCCGCTTTTTTTGATCTTGTAATGATCTTTTAGCAGTTTATTCACAAGGTGATCTGGCAGCGGTGCCTGTCCTGCAAGGTATTGATGTATCGCAATGCGTTTACCTGGGCTGTATTCGCTTTCGCGAAAGCGGTCATAGCACAATACCCGTCTAATTTCTAAGGCTGTTAAGGTCATGAGGTTGAATGATATTAATTATTGTTGTTTTTCTGGCTACATTGATCAATGGCACACTGTAGTAGTAATAGATTTTCATAGTGTGTTTTTTCCAAAGCTCTACCATAGCCTGTGAGTTTTTGAGTTCTAAATACGGTAGTGCATCTTCCATAAACTCCTGCTCTAGGCCGTTGATGTTGAAGAGGAACCATTTATACATTTTAGCATTTGCCAAAAGCTGTTGCAAATCGTAATCATTTTGCGACATTTTTGCGCACCATTTTAAATAAGTTTCAAAGAGTAGATCGTTGTACTCTTCTATGGTGATGTGTAGGTAATCTATAATTTTCATAATACGTTGTAATAGTTGTTATATCCTTCTTGCCATATAATGTATGGCTCTGTTATCTTTCCCCTTGCGAGGCGTGATTTTGCTGTTGCTAGGTATCCCTTTACAAAGATTTTGACGTCGCTATCGTATCTTATCGCATCGGCTACATCGCCTTTAGGCTCTCGGCCTTTGGCATGGCTTATCCAAATGATGAGCTTGTCTTTGTGTTTGTTTTTAAAGTCAAAGTACTCACGCTTTGTGATAAACATGTATTGCACACTATCGATAAACACAATCTTTGCAGCCCGAGGGCGAGATAAGCGCTGGTCCAGCTCTTGAAAGGTCATAGGCTCGAGCAGCTTAAAGAAGCCGCGCCTACACTCGTGCATGCGGTTGTGTGCGACAGCCTCTTGCATGGACTTTGAGAACCCCTCTTCACTAGAAAGGTATTCTACCTTGTGATGGTTAGAGAGCTCTTTAGCCAACTGCATGGAGAAGGTTGTTTTACCCTCTCCAGACCCGCCCCAGATAATCCAAGAGGCACCAAGCGACGGCTTGCCGACAAGGCTCTCGAACTGGGAAGCAACAGGAATTTCAATGAACTTTTTAAATTGCAGCTCGGTAGCTGACAATGCTCTCTTAACTCTCGCCATGCTAGTCTTCTATAAGCTGGCGTTGTTTTGCACTGCGCTGCAGGCGCAACTTGATCTCTACATCGCGCTTGACACGTCGCAAATCGTTCTCGCAGTTGTGATAGATGTAATGCACGTCGTCTTCATTATTCACGCCATTTGCTAGGCAAATAGCTTGCACATCGGCATAACTTATAGGGTCTAGCTTTATGAACTTGCGACCGATGCGGCTGTAGATCTCGGCATAGCCTATCTTATCGTAGTTGACACCTTTAAGCAATCGCTTTTCTAAAGCCTTAACACCGCTCAACACAAAGCCACAATGTCCATTAAGGTCGTTGTAGAAGTCCATGAACAAGTCTACCTGCGGGTCCTTAAGCTTATCAAACTGATCAATGATCACTAGGGGGTTTGTGAGGCCCTTAAGGTGTGATATAAACTTGTCGATAAGCTGCTCTGTAGTACCTATCGCCTCTATACCCGCAGCACCTAGCAAATTGCGCATGTATGTTTTTTTAGTCCAAGAGTTTTTGCACTCTATGTAAATAACATTGGTGCCTTGGCGGTCATAAGCCTTAAACGACTCTGATTTCCCCAGCCCTGGATTGTCGCTGATACAAATGGTGATGCTTTGCTCTTGCGCATTGATCAGTAAGTTGTGCAGTAGTTGAAAGTTGGCAGTGTCTACTGTATTCCAGTTAGGGTCGATACCTAGGGACACCTTAACGCGGGACCACATCTCGTCTGAGATAAGCTCCCAGTTGCCGTTGATCATTTGTGAGATTGTTGCCGTAGATACGTTACAAGCTACTGCTAGGCGTTTCTGGCTTTTGCGCTTGCCCATGCGGGCGAGCTCTTGCGCTATACTTGTTTTGTTTTTTGCATTCATTTGTTGTAGTTTTTAAAGGATTAATTACATTCTAAGCAAGAAGGAGTCGGCCTCGGCCACGGAGCGTTGTTGCTTAGGCAACGTACCGCCGAATTTTATCTCGAGTTCCTGATCGTCTATTAATTTATCTGGCGTGATGCCTGTGCGCACTTCTCGTGCAGCGATGTCTTTGCGTATGCGCTGCTCCTCGATGTCGCGCACCTTGCGCATGCGTTGTGCGAGCTGGTGATCTTCTGGCGTCATAAGCACAGGCACCTGTTTGAGCTTTTTAACAGGTTGTGCGTCTGCTATAAACTTGCGGTCACCGTCGGGCATCTCCATTTCTAATCGCACGAAGTTGTCCAGCTGGTCGGGGTCGTACTTGATGTAAAACTTGCTCTCGGTGTACTTATCGCGGAAGTCTAGGTCAGGCATGCCATTCTCATCATACACCTCGAAGTGGTATTGCACCTTGTCAATGACTGGCTTGATGCCGTCGCGCTCGTAGCGGCGTGTATCTTTAGTGCTTACCCAGAATAGTTCTACAGTTTCAAACATGTTTAACGGCTCGTTGACAATCGCCTCGCGGTTGTAAATGGCGTTGCGTGTTTCTTTATAATGCGGGTGGCGCATCGTGTTCCACTTTTGCACCTCTAGTTTAAAAGCCTCTATAAGCTGGTCGATGTTCATCAATCGGTGCTTGTTTGCCATGATAAAGTCAGTGTTCATCTTACTGTCTAGCGTTTTACTAGAAGCGATTCCTTGACCATCGCTAAACCATTTAGTGTTTAACACCTGCTGCTGGAAGCGTTTAAAAAGCTGCTCTGCAGGTGAGCCGTGTTGCTGTGCGCGGTGCTTGTAATGCGTGCCGCCATTGCGTGCCACTAGATTGCTATATAAATGCTGCATGGTGCCGGTGATGTGACCACCCTGCCCGTCGTAGTTGATTAAGTAAGGGCGTGATTGCGCCTCGTTTGCTGCCATTTTAAGCGCCTTAAAGTGATGCTTATAGCTCTCGTGATCAGTACCGATATAGTAGCCCAGGATCTTCTCGCTGTACACATCGAAAACCACGTCAATCTTAAGGTCTGCGCCCATGCCCTGGGCATTGTCTTTAAGGTGGATCCAGTCGAGCTTTGTCCCGTCAATTGCCCAGTGGCAGTTAGGGAACATGTCGCTGCGGTCGCGGGTAATTTTGTGGCCATAGATTCGGCGGTACTCCTCGGCACCATGACGTGCAAGGAACCATTTTTTGCGCTGTGCTGGTTTCTCGAGCCACTTAGCAACGGCGCTCTCTGATAGGGTAGGCCAGTTGCGGGACTCGCGCACCTTCATGTACTCGTTGTGCAGGACCGGTACAACAGGCTTATTGGGCAGGCTGTAGTAGCCCAGTAGCCAGTCTGCCACCTCACCGGTGATCTTAATGTTATTAGAAGCTGTTCCGATGTTGCTGTGAATGAGCGAGGCGTAGCCGTCAGCTTTAAACTTGTTCAACTTGCGATCCATGGCGCGGTAGTTAGTAGGCAAGTTGTGCGGGTACTTTGGAGCGCCGTTTTGGTTTTTGACCGTTTTGAGGTCTTTGATAATGGCGACTATTTTTTCTTTGGCAGCGGTAATCTTGATGCCTGTGCCGAGCATTTTCTTTTTGTTGAGCTTGGTACAAAGCTGATCGTATAGGTTTAGAACGATAGCCTCTGCGTAGTACTGGGCTATTTTGTTGTTGGGTAGTGCCGATCTATCGGCAAGCTTGTAGCGCTCGTAGAATAGCGCTGCCTCTGGGTCGGGTTGTAATTGATTTAGGAATGTTTGCAGGTCGTCTTGGTTATACGGATCGCCGAATGCTTTGCGTATGATCGCTTTGAACTCTGCAGGCACCGATTGCCAGTCAATGAGACCGCAGCGGCCGTTGCCAGCCGTACGAAGGCGACGCAGCTTATTGCGCTGCACCCATTTTTTAAACGCCCCATAAGACAAGATATCTAGGTGCTCATAGAACACGCTCTGGTCGACGCACATTGTATTTTGGAAAGCGTAGTACATTATAGGTTCTTTAAGTTATTCTGTAAGCTTTTTTTGTTTTTGTCTATCATCTCATAAACAGCTGCCTCTATGAAGATGTTCGTATAGCTATCGTCATTAAACCATCGCCAAAGGGTGTTTAAACCAACAGAAGCAGTTTTAGCGATACGTCCTAAATCACCATGCTTTAGGTGTGATTTAAGATGTTTTCTATCATTTGTTTGGTTTTCAGCCGTTTGTTTAATATGTGTTTGCATATCTTTGGAGTGTTTTAGTACGTTTTCAAAACTTTTGGTAAATTTATAACAATCGTTTGGTTTATACCAAACTTTTGTTTGAAAAACTTTTCACTATGGAAGATATTGCAACAAGAATAAAGTCCGTAATGGACTCTTTAGAGCTTACTGTTACTGACTTTTCGAAAAAAATAGGAGTTTCTTGGACTGCTGTAAATAATTACACAAAAGGTAGGATTCCTGATGGCAGAACATTGTCTGCAATCAAACAAAAGTTTGATGTGAACATAAATTGGCTACTTACCGGAGATGGATCTATGTTTATAGAAAAGCAACATTTGCAAACCACTAATGCTTTTTTTGAGCCCTTGCCTATTTATGCACAGTTACCTAAAGTAATTGTTGCAGATGCGGAAGGCAACGAGAATGTGATTATGGTCCCTCACTATGCACAGGCAGGGTACCTGGACGGTTATGGCGACACCTCGTTCTTAGAGCAGCTACCAACTTACCGGTTGCCTAAACTTAGTAATGGTACCTTTAGGATGTTTGAAGTAAAAGGCCACAGCATGACACCTACCTTGCATGACGGCTCTATTGCTGTAGGGGAATGGTGTGAAAGCTTTAATGACATTACTGATGATAGCATCTATATTGTCGTTACTCGGGAAGACGGAATTGTCATTAAAAGAGTTTTGAACCGGGTTGAGAAGTATGGAAACCTTTTTCTAAAGTCAGACAATAGAAAGGAATACCCATCTTACACGGTAAAGCCTGAGGATGTACTGGAACTATGGAAGCTTAAAACTGCTTTTCTATTTAACTTTTCAAATCCTGCAGATATGTATGATCGTGTTACTGATCTAGAGGCAGAAGTGGTGCAAATTAAAAGTCTTTTAAACAAATAG